ATTAAAAAGCATGCTTGGCTGTTGCGGCTTGCGTTTCTCGAAGGGCAGGCACGCTATGACATGTTGTACAAAACCAGCCCCCCAGCAAGTGTGCATGTATTTACGAAACGCCTGACTATCTGGCGAGGTGATGAAAATGCTGCTTGGTATGGCAGCAGCGGTAAAACGCCATATGCCTGGTTTGTCTGGGATACCGGGGCAACAGATACGAAGGTGACATGGATATGACAGATGAAGCATACAGAGAATATTACGCGTTAATGTCCACTGGCATTGGGTTGCCTGCAATCGTCAAAATGCTTAATATACCGCCTCAATTCGAGTGTAAATATTATGGGTCAGGCGGTACTTGGACAGAACCATACGTCATAGAAAAAATAGACCAACTTTTGCAGGGAATAGAAGATGTATGAATCACAACAAACATTAATATCAGAGATAAAAACTATCAAAAACTTACGGCATCAATTCGATATGTTATGGAAACTGCGTATAAAATTATCTGCTATTGGTGATTTTGGGGTACACGCGCCGGCAGTTGATATATGGGATAAAGATATGTCAGCGATAGACCTAGCCCTTTTGGAAAACCATGCGATGCCATTTTACGAAATGGGCGGCAATCCTGCCAAAGGGTATGCAGATAGGCTCGAAGGTAAAGACATACATATAACTTGTAATAAGACAAATGTCTCATCCGCTGTAACAAATAGCCAGCTGGGCGCATTTTGTGTGTTAGTGCAGAATATGATTAATGAAATTTACTGGCGTGATTATCATGGGCAAGACATAGATTACATACATAAAATTTGGGTAGATACCATTTCTGAATCAGAATTAGTTTAAACAGGGTTGACAGATTGAACAAAGACGATAAAATCGCTGAAGCAAGCGCAGGGGAGCTAGATCAAGCTCTAGATCAAGCTAAGCTATATATAGCCTCTTATATAGCTAATGAAAGAGTTATAGATAATACTATAGCTATAACTAGCCTGCTGACCAAGCAACGCAAAACCACTAACTATGCTTATAATCGTGCTATCAAAAAAAAAGAGATAGACGAACACAGCTGGCGATTAGACCGGATTCTTAAAAAGCTGAGACAGACATATTCCGCAGATAATTACAAAGAAGTTATGCGGGCTACAGCCGGGTGTACCAGGCAAGAGAGATGGTTGTTTATTAGAAAAATGGAGCGCGTGTTTGGATATAGCCAGCATAGATGAGCTGTTCAAAGAAGCAGCTGAAACAGAACGCCGATTACCGCCGGCTATACGCAAGGCTAAGATGGCTACATGGGTAGACTATCCGGGCGATTGGCATGGCTATGGTTGGACACAACAAGGTCAGACTATTTTGAAGCCTACCAGCCAACAGATAGACAGATTAGATAAAGCATTAGGGTTGGGTGCTAGGATGGGTCTAGATGATAGGAAGCTAGTATGGGCTGTGTGTCATTCTGCTGCGTTTAAGAGCCGTGGAGCTGCCTGGACTAAGCTAGCCAGGATATTAGGGCTGAATGACCCTAGACGCGTTAAACAGGCTTATAAGGACGCATTGTATCGCTTGTATTATCAACTAAATTGATTTTATTTGCATTAGTGCTTGGCGAATGCAGCCAGATGTAGTAGTTTTTTATTAGGATGAGGCTACATGTAGTTTCATATATTTCCTCCCCAAGATGAAAATTTAACTTACTAGCGTTGGCTGTCCTGTCTGACGCTAGTTTTTTTGGAATGATTATGATTAATAAATTACTAAGATTGTTTTTGCCATTTTGGTTTAAGAAACCAGCTAGTGCATTAGATCAAGTTACTTTTCCAGCTAAATACGAGAAAGAACCAGAGTATTTATCAGGCAAAAGAAAACGTGGAAGACCTAGGAAAGTTAATGGCTAAACGTATCACTAAAACTATAATGCAGATCATAGCTGACAGGCTAGCTGTAGGCGAGACATTGGTTAAGATATGTGAAGACCCGGACATGCCAGCTTACAGAACTATTACAACAGCTGTTGTTAGAGATGAAGAGCTGTACGAGATATATAGGCGAGGTCGAGTAATGCAGGCAGAATATTATAGCGACCATATTGTTGACCTGGCTATAGCACCGTTACCACCAACTATAGATCCCAAAGCATTGAATGCGGAAGTACAGCGAAGACGTCTAGAAATTGATACACTTAAATGGACATTTGCGCGTAACCAGCCCTTTGGTATTCGTGACAAAAAAGAAGATGCTAATTCTAATCAGTCTAGTATTACATTGAGTTGGGCTAATGGAGAGATACATGCAGCGCAATGAAAATAAGCTATCTAAAAAGCAAATGGCTATGGCTTCATTAGCTGAGCCTCGCAATAAAATAACTGGTGCTGACTTGAAGAAGCTGCGAGACAAGAAGAAGAATAGCAAGGGATAGATATATATAAAACGTTCTGTGTCTGCCTAGCTACGCGCGTGAGTCATACCCGGCGAGCGCTAGATTTATAGTCTAGCGGTTGTTTGTTCTGTAACCTAGAGCCTGCCTTGTTTTTTATGCTGCAATAATATTGCTGTGCTATGTTTGTGCTACTTTTTGTTGCTGCGATTTATATAAAAGGCACCCCTACCACCCCCAGAAAGTGGGCGCCGATCCTATACGTATATTATACCATGCCAACAGTCTCTAACACTCGCACACTGCGTTACATACCACACAACGCAGTCCAGCAATACGAGCGAACAGGCTGGATAGCGTTGAAGAGAATGCATGGTCATCACGGCGAGTATGCCGTACTGATGGAAAAGAAGAATGCAGATAGTCATACCATACCAGCCAAGGAATTTGCAGGCTGAGTTACATCGTAATCTAGACAATCATAGATGGGGGGTGATCGTATGCCATCGAAGGATGGGTAAGACGGTTATGGCTATCAATCATTTGTTGCGTGCTGCAATTATGTGTCAGCATCCTAATCCCAGGTATGCGTATTTAGCGCCTACATATCGCCAAGCAAAGGCAGTGGCATGGGATTATCTGAAGCAGTTTGCTGGGAATATTCCAGAGGTTAAGTTCCATGAGACTGAGCTGCGCTGTGATTTGCCTAATGGTGCCAGGATAAATTTACTGGGGGCTGAGAACCCTGATAGTTTGAGGGGTATATATTTAGACGGCTGCTTTATGGATGAAGTAGCTGACATGCCGGAGAGTGTATTCCCAGAAGTAATAAGACCGGCACTGTCTGATAGAAAGGGCTGGTGTTTTTTTGTAGGTACACCAAAGGGGCAGAATGCTTTTTATACGCTTTATGAGAATGCCGTTATTAGCGGTGATTGGTATACAGCGGTTCATAGGGCAAGTGATACACATATATTGGATGGCGGTGAGTTAAACAGCGCCAGAGAGACAATGACTGCTGACCAGTATGCCCAAGAATATGAGTGCAGCTGGGTTGCTAATGTACCGGGTGCTATTTTCGGTAAGGAGTGTCAGGCAGCTTTAGAAGAGGGGCGCATAGGCAGGGTGCCGTATGATAGGGGGTATAAGGTTGAGACATTTTGGGATCTTGGTGTAGGCGATAGCACAGCTATTTGGTTTGTTCAGAGTATCGGCAGGGCTGTTCATGTGATTGATTGTTATGAGTCGAGAGGTGAGGGGCTGCCACATTATTGCAAGATACTATCGCAAAAAGATTATTTATATGGAGCGCATTTTGCGCCGCATGATATTGAAGTTCGAGAGTTGGGAACCGGCAAAAGCAGGCGAGAGATAGCCTGGGATTTAGGATTGAATTTCAGAGTAGTACCAAAGCTGCCGCTAGAGGATGGTATACATGCTGCACAAATGGTTTTTTCGCGTTGTTGGTTTGATGCAGAAAAGTGTAAATCAGGCATGGACGCGCTGCGTCAGTATCACCGGGGCTATAATGAAAAGAATAGAGCATTTCGCAATAGCCCTGTTCACGACTGGTCTAGCCATTTTGCGGATGCTTTCCGCTATATGTCGATTGGACTTCGAGAAACTAGGGCGCTGGATAAACCGCAACCAGCGCTAGCGGATATGGATTATAATCCATTTGCAGCATGATTGAATTGCGCATAGCTGACCATAGCGACATTGATGCTATTTTAGAAATAATAGAAGAGGGTAACGCTGAATCACGTTTCTCTGGTGAGTATGATAGCTGGACAGCCAGACATTACCTAAAACATTTTTTAGATATACCAGATGCAGATATTTGCCTAGCTGAGCAAGACGGTGAGCTGCTAGGCGGCGTGATGATGTGTGCTAGCTGGGAATGGTGTAAACAGCCGCTAGGGTATGTGGTTAAGTTTTGGGTACGTAAAGCAGGCAGGCGTACCCAGGCAGCACGTTATTTGATGAAATTTGTAGATGATTTTGCAGCAGAATATAAGTGCAGTGCGGTCTATGCGACAGCAACAGCTGAGCTTGATGCACGCGAACAGAAATTATTCGAGAATTTGTTCCACAAAAATGGGTTTCAAGATGTGGGCGCAACATTAAAAAAAGGGTTTAGTCATGGGAAAATTTAGTCCACCTTCACCGCCGTCACCACCACCACCTCCACCCCCACCACCAGCGCCAGCTATACAACCGGCAGCAACAAAGGCAAGTGATTATACACGCACGCAGCAGGCACAGAAAAAAGGGCAGGCAGCTGCTGTGGTCACCGGTGGGCAGGGTTTATTAACAGAAGCACCAACGCAAAAGCCCCGACTACTTGGGCAAAATAAAATGAGAAGCTAATGGCAGAAACAGATAAACGTGCCGCTGCATTGATGAAACGCCTTTCATCATTGCAAAACCAGCGCAAGAATTGGGAATCGCATTGGCAAGAGGTAGCTGACTATATCGTGCCGCGTAAGGCAGACATTACCAAAAAGCGAACTGGCGGTGATAAACGTACTGAATTGATATTCGATGGCACGGCTATCCATGCAGCTGAGCTAATGGCTTCTAGCCTGCATGGCATGCTGACAAATGCCAGCACGCCCTGGTTTGCCTTACGTTTTGGTGATGATAATTTTGAAACAGACGATATGGCAAAGGAATGGCTGCTTAGCGTTACGGACGTTATGTACCAGGAGCTGCACCGTTCCAACCTACATGAGGCTATCCATGAGCTGTATAGTGACCTGGTGACATTTGGCACAGCTGTTATGTTCATCGACAAAGATGAGAATGACACGCTGCGTTTTTCTACCCGGCATATTGCAGAATGCTATCTAGCAGAAGATGAGTTCGGCAGGGTTGATACCGTTTATCGTGAATTTAAAATGTCAGCACGCGCAGCCGTCAAGCAGTTTGGTGAAGACAATGTCAGTCAGCGCATTGCTAAAACAGCAGAACGTGATCCCTATGACCAAGTAAAAATTGTGCATCTGGTAACGCCCAGAACAGAACGCATAGTAGAGCGCCTGGATGCTATTAATAAACCTGTGGCAAGTATTTATATCGACCCGGAAGACAAAATAATCTTGTCTGAATCTGGGTTTGATGAAATGCCGTATGTGGTACCCAGGTTCCTTAAAGCGTCCTTCGAGCATGGTTATGGAAGATCCCCTGCGATGACAAGTCTTGCAGATGTCAAAATGCTTAATAAGATGTCTGAGACAGTCATCCGTGCAGCACAGCTGCAAATCCATCCGCCATTAATGGTTCCAGACGATGGATTCATATCGCCGGTGCGCACTATTCCAGGTGGTCTTAACTACTATCGTGCTGGCACAAGAGATAGAATAGAGCCTCTTAATATCGGCAGTAATAATCCGCTGGGCAATGATATGCTGGAGCAACGCAGGACACAAATACGCGCAGCGTTCTATGTAGACCAGCTGATCTTAGGTAATGCACCTGGTATGACGGCTACAGAAGTCATACAGCGTACAGAAGAGAAGATGCGTTTGTTAGCGCCAGCTGTAGGCAGGCTGCAAGCAGAGCTGCTTAGTCCTCTCATAGACCGGGTCTATAATATATTAGCACGCAAAAAAGCCTACGCGGCTGCGCCAGAGTTTATGCAAAATAATGAAATAGACATTGAATATGTCAGCCCACTAGCTAAAGCGCAGCGCTCTGGCGATGTACAATCAGCAATGCAGCTATTCCAGTTCCTTGCACCGCTCCAGCAAATTGATCCAAGTGTGGTCGATTACATCGATCTGGATGGGCTGGCTTCGCACATTATTAAGGTCACTAACGTGCCGGCAACAGTCGTTAGAGGTCAGAACGAGGTTGCGCAGTTAAGAGCGCAGCGACAGCAACAGATGCAACAGCAACAGCAAATGGAACAACAAGCAATGGCAGCTGAAGCAGCTGGTAATGCGGCACCAGCTCTGAGAGCTGTCGATCAAACATCAGATGAAACACAAGCCGCGTTAAGTCAGGCATTAGGTTTATGACACCAGAGGAACTGAAAACAGCATATCAACAAACATTCAAAAGCAAACAAGGAGAAATAGTTTTAAACGATCTAGCACAACGCTTACATTTTTTTACAACAACATGGAGTGAGAAAATAGAAGAGCTAACCTATAAAGAGGGTCAGCGCAGCGTGCTTTTATGGATTAACAGACAGGTGCAGGACACACCGGCACCAACACAAGAAACCGCAACAACAGAAGAGGAATAATAAATGTCAGAAGATCAGGTAGCGGAAGCTCCGGTAGTAGATGCTGGGCAGGCAACGTCTGATGCGATTGCAGCATTTAATTTTAGAGATCACATTGACGAAACAATAAGGGATGACCCCAGCTTAGCCACTTATAAAGATTTAAACGGCATGGCAAAGTCGCTAATCAACGCGCAAAAAATGATAGGCGCGGATAAAATTGCAATACCAGGTGCGCATAGCACTGATGAAGAGCGAGAACAGGTATATATAAAATTAGGCAGACCAGACGATGCTGCCGGCTATGAGCTGCAAACAAACGATATCATGCAAGAGAATGATATAGAATGGTTGCAAGATGTAGCGCTCGAAATCGGACTGAACAAAACACAAGCAACAGCCCTGCTTGATAAATATACAGACTTAATTGGAACTGTGAACCAATCAAGCCAGGAAGATTTGCAGACACTAAGCACGCAGCGCTTTGAGGAATTATCAAAAGAGTTAGGCGGTAATAATGTTGCCACTGAAAAACTCACAGCAGCTGATGAAGTAGTCAACCAGTTTGCCGGTGAGAGTGCAGAGGAAGTAAAAGACATTGTTTTGCAAGACGGCACGGTATTAGGTGACCATCCATTATTCTGCAAGATGATGATTAACACAGCAGATTTTCTAGCAGAAAAACTAGGTGAGGATAAGTTTACCGGGCGCGATAATGAAATTGGTATGAACATACAAGACGTTCAAGACGAGATTTCAAAACGCACTGCGCTTGGCACGCCATACTGGGAAAAACATCACCCAGATCATAATCGAGAGGTACAACGCGTTCTAGAATTGCGTGGTATGCTCGAATAGAATCTGTGGATAAGCATCTGCCCCACAGCGCTAGCATTAGAGTAATGCCGAATAGCTAACGTAAATAGCAGCATGGTCTTGTGCGAACAAGATAGCCAAGCGCAACAAAATTAATCTTAAACTAAAACAAGGAGAAACGTGATGTCTTTTGAAATCACAACCAGCTTTGTTAATCAGTTTTCGTCTAATGTGCAAATGCTATCACAACAGCAAGGCAGTCTGTTTCGTAATGCAGTTGACTCAGAAACGATAACTGGTGAGAAGGCTTTTTTCGATCAAATAGGCTCTGTTGCTGCAAGCGAGAGAGAGGACAGGCATACTGATACACCCATTATGGATGTACCGCATGCCAGGCGTATGGTATCCATGAAAGATTACCATCATAATAGTTTGATAGATGACCAGGACAAACTGCGTACATTAATAGATCCAACAAGCTCCTATGCAAAAGCAGCCGCCAATGCAATGGGTCGTAAGATGGATGATATTATTATTAAATCACTATTAGGCAATGCTCTTACTGGTAAAACAGGCAGCAGCACTGTTGGTCTTCCATCTACGCAAAAAATTGCCCATGGTTCAACTGGATTAACAATTGCTAAACTAGTTGAAGCAAAGCAAAAATTAGATGAGCAATCTGTTGATCCATCTATCCGGCGTTACATTGCTGTATCACCAAAACAAATATCTGACCTGTTGAATAATACAACTGTCACCAGTTCGGATTTCAATACGGTTCGTAGCTTGGCTACCGGCTCGCTAACTTCGTTTGTCGGCTTCGATTTCATCGTGAGTAATCGTCTGACTACGGATTCTAACAGTAATCGTCAGGTTATTGCTTGGGCTGAAGATGGCTGCATGCTGGCAGTTGGTAAGGATGTAACAGCGCGAATTGATGAGCGTCCTGATAAATCATACGCAACGCAAGTATACTACTGCGCTTCTTTCGGGGCTACCCGAATGGAAGAAGTAAAAGTAGTTGAAATTGCATGTACAGAATAGAAAGGAGTATAAAAAATGGCTACAGTTTATTCAGTACAACGCACTAATACGCGTGCAATTCCTATTGTAAAAAATAAACCAAATGAAATGTCCGGCAGACTACGTGTCGCACATGGTGTGTATGAAGCAAGCTCGCTGGCATCAGGCGATGTTATTGAGATGTTTACACTACCTGACGGCGCAAGATTGCTAGAAGGTTCATTGGCACATGATGCAATGGGTGGATCAACAACATTATCTGTTGGTTACGCAGCACATAACAATGCAGCTGGTACAGCTGTAAGTGCATCAGCCGCTGCCTATAAAGCAGCAGCTGCATCTACATCTGCGCAGAAAGTCGATATCTTAGCTACCCTAGCGTTGGGTTCTGGCACAGAAATCGATGCTGATGCAGACGGTGTTATAGTAACAACGACAATGGGCGGTGCGGCAGGCACTGGAACCATTGAGGTTACTATAAAATATGTTCTCGACTAATAAGCAGGGCAGCTTCGGCTGCCCTTCTTTTTTTATGGAGTAATTATGACAGCAGCAGTTGACCTAGCAAATAGTGCCTTAAACACGCTGGGCGCTACCAATATCACCTCACTTACAGAAGATACCAAGACAGCGCGTATTGTTAACCAGCGCTATCCGTTTGTGCGTGATGCTGTGTTTCGAGCGCATCCCTGGAATTGTCTGGTTACTAGGGTTGCCCTTACAGCAGATTCCGCAACGCCTGTTTTTGGATATACCAAGCAATATAGTTTGCCTAATGATCCATTTTGTTTGCGTGTTCTGCGTCTAGAAGAAATGGACACAGTGTATCGCATTGAAGGGCGCAAGCTGCTTATCAATGCTGATACGGTAAAAATAGCCTACGTGGGTCGTGTGCTAGATGTAAATCAATATGACACATTATTAATGGAAACAATTGTGGCACGGCTTGCAGCAGAGGTTTGTTTTAATCTTACGAACAGTAATACATTAACAAGCCAGATGAATCAGCTTTATGAGCAGAAACTATCTGAAGCCAGGTTTGTTGATGCAACAGAAGGAACACCACCAAACCTAACAAACCAAGACTACCGCACATATAACGAATCTGATCTGTTTATCGCTTCGAGGTTTTAGATGGCTAAAATTACAGCAGCCAAACAAAACTTTACCGCTGGAGAGCTGTCTCCTCGCCTTTTCGGGCGCACTGACTTAGGGCGGTATGATAATGGCGCTAGTACTATAGAAAACTTTCTGATACAGCCACACGGCGGTCTAACGCGCCGTCCAGGCACCCGGTTTATTAGAGAGATAAAAGACAGCACAAAAGTTGGCAGGCTGATACCGTTTCAGTTTAATGTGTTGCAAGCCTATATTTTGGAATTTGGTGAGTATTGTATTCGCGTCTATAAAGATGGTGGCATAATTGTAGATGATAGCAGCAACCCAATAGAAATTGTACATCCCTACGCAGAGGCTGATTTACCAAATATCAAATTTGCTCAGACTGCTGATGTTATGTATCTTGTGCATCCTGACTATGCACCTCGCAAACTTACAAGAACTGGTCATACGCAATGGACTCTTGTAGAAGTAGATTTGTTGCGCGGTGCTATGGGCGATACAAATTTAACAGAAACCACAATTACAGCTAGCGATAGAACAGGCACTGTAACACTTACAGCTAGTGCAGATATATTCACGCATTCTGATTTAGGCAGGCTTGTCAAAGTGCATGAGGGTTTTGCAAAAATATCTGAAGTGCATACAGAAATGATACTTACATCTGTGAGCGGTTCTATTGCGGCAGGCAATACGATAACAGGGGGAACGAGTAGTAAAACAGCAATATGCGTTACGGCAGCTGGTTCTAATATCCAAACATTTAATGGCAATTCTGATAATTCAAATATAGGCAGCACCGGAATTAGCGTTGATGTTACAACAAATGCAGCTAATTACACTAATTTGGGAACTAGTAGCGCTGGTGTTTCCGGCACATTCCCGGCTGGTACAACGCATGTTAGTACTAATGCAAACAGTTTAAATGGCATTACATTTAATAATGGTAGTAACGGTGCTTTTAATAATTCTTTCCACGCCGGCTATGGTAAATATTCTGCTTCATGGATTTTTGGTGGGGGGTCGTTTCAAAAGACAGCTTCAGGGGTCTTAACTTTCTGGCGTTTCAATGCTGCAACACATAATCTTGTCTTTACAAACACCACAAGCGGAAGCCTAACTGCTACAATAAACGGTTCTAGTCAGACTATAGCAGCTGGCGCAACTTACACAAGAAATAATCAAAGCTCCAATAACTGGACGTTAGTATTTAATTTCCCAACATCAAACAATTTGATTGTAAAAAATTTAAGCGGTTTATTTACAGTCGGTGAAACGATTACTAATGGTAGCGGTGGTTCTGCCACAGTGAGTGCTATTACATATAATAATCATCCGCGTAGTGTTTCAGCTATTGTACAACCATTAGCCAATGGCGTAGCAGAGTTAGCGCCATTTTATCAAGGTGACACTATCAGTTTTCACGAGGGAGATGTTGATACTACCGGATTAGAACATAATGACCGCCTAGAGGATTCTGCTGGAAACTTTGTTGTTGAAGGCTTTAAAGTTGGGCAGCTTATAAAAATTACTGGCACGACAAGCAATAACTTTACTGGGCTTCTTATTGTCGCTGTAACAGATAATGTTATTACACTGGCACCAGCAGAGGATCTAGCTACAGAAGGAGCTGCATCCGGTCATACAATTCAAGGTGAACTTAACGCAGACACTAATTGGCAGCTGGGTGCATTCTCTCAAACAACAGGATATCCAACAACAGTTGCGTTTTATGAACAAAGGTTGGTGCTGGGCGGCACGGCTACACAGCCGCAAACGGTATTTTTTAGCCAGAGCGGCGATTTCGAGAATTTTGAGCGTGGCACAGACAGTGATGACGGACTTGTTTATACGATTGGATCAAACGAAGTAAACGTCATTCGTTATATGTCAAGCAGCAGGCAGCTGCTTGTCGGTACATCTGGGGGTGAGTTTGTCGTGCGTGCTTCTGGTTTTGATGAACCGTTAAACCCCACTAATACGCAGATTAAGCTGCAAACGACTTACGGTTCAGCTGATGTACAGCCGCTGCAAGTTGGTCAAGCTGTGCTGTTTCTACAACGTGCTGAACGTAAACTGCGTGAATTAGTATTTAGTAGTGATGCTGATAGCTATGTTGCGCCTGATTTGACGATACTTGCTGAGCATGTCACCGAAACTGGCATTAAAGAAATGGCGTATCAACAAGAGCCAGATTCAGTTGCCTGGTGCGTTTTAAATGATGGCACCTTGGCTTGTATGACTTATCGAAGAGAAGAGCAAGTTATAGCCTGGCATAGGCATAGTTTAGGCGGTACAGCTGTAGCAGTCGAGTCTGTTGCAACGATACCTGGGCTTCAAGAAGATGAGGTGTATTTTATTGTAAAGCGCACGATTAACGGCGCTACAAAACGGTATGTTGAGTATCTGAAGAATTTTGATTTTGGCACAGATGTAAAGGATAGTTTTTTTGTCGATTGCGGTCTTACATATAATGGCAGCGCTGCCAACACAATATCCGGGCTTGCTCACCTCGAGGGTCAAACGGTCAATGTCTTGGCTGATGGTTCCACGCATGCGCAGAAAACGGTTTCCAGCGGTGCAATTTCGCTAGATGTAAGTGCGAGTAAAGTACATGTCGGATTGCCATATACAAGTAGTATTAAGACATTGCGTATTGACGAAGGCAGCAGACTAGGTTCTGCCCAGGGTAAATTAAAAAGAATATCAGAGATAACAGTTTTGCTATATCGATCTGTAGGTTTGAAAGTTGGAACAACAGACAGCGATTTACAAGAAATCAGCTTCATTGATATCGGCTCATCACTCTCGACACCGATACCATTATTCACCGGGCAAAAGACAATTGAGTTTGTTGGCGGCTACGATATTGATGCTCAAATATTAATTAAACAAGACCAACCTTTGCCAATGTCGTTATTGGCAATATTCCAAACTTTAACAGTAAATGATGTGTGAGAAATGTGGCAATTTGCATTAGGAGCCGGTATATCGCTACTAGCTGGCAATCAGGCAGCTGGGGCAGCTGCTGCGGCTGGGCGATATAATAAGGCAGTAGCAGACCGAAATAAACAGCTATTAGATAGGCAGGCTGAACAGGCAATCTTTCGCACTGGTCAGCAGATAGTTGCCTTTAGAGAAAACTTTTATGACATGCAGGCAGCCAGCGGAGCTGCTTTGCGGTTTAATGGTGTGGTTGCATCGAGTGGCACGGCGTTAGATGTTTTGATGGAAAACGCAGCCCAGGCTGATGCTGAGATTGAAAACATGCGGTATAATGGTGTTGCCGAAGCGCGTGACTTGCGCCAAGAAGGCATCAACCAGCAACTGCAAGGCAATATAGCCCAGCTCGAAGCAAACGCCCAGGCGGCTGCTATAAGAGCCAGCACGGTAACTTCAATATTTAAAAGCGGTATATCTGCTTATGATGCAGGCATGTTTAAATGAGGGTGCCAACTTACAGACAAGAAACTGCCCGGAGCGCTAAAGGCACTGGACGGCTGCTTACTGCGCAGCTTAATCCTAGGGCTATGGCAGCACCGGCTTTGGCATTGCAAGAAGCTGGAAATGCTTTAATGGCGTATGGCGTTGAGAAATATAAAATACAAGTTGATACTCAGATAAATCAGGCAACTAATTATCTTACATCTGAGTTGCAAGCCATATCAGACGAAGCAATATACGCAACTGGCGATTCAATTGTTGCCGAAGAAAAAGCAAAACAAAAAATGACGCAGCTCGTACAAGATGTAAACACTGGCGTTAAATTAATAGGCGGCGAGCCTTTACTTACTAATAAGACAGCTAAAAACCAATTTACAGCAACTAGTTTCCAATTATTGAATCAACAGTTGCGTCAGCTTCGTAAAGACAATTTTCAAAATGTAAAAAACCAACAAACATCAAATATGGATACAGTTATAGATAGATCCATGGATATTGTCTCAAATTTATCCAAACCATTTGCAGAACGACAAAGTGCGCTGGAAGATATTGTTAACCCAGCATATGGTGCAATTGCTAGTGGTGTCCGTGACAATCTTATAGATTCCAGGGGGAGCGCTACACGTATAGATGAAACATATGACAACATTGTGCGTACTATTGCAGACCGCTATATGGCTAATCCAAAGAGGGATCCACAAGCTGTTGCACAAGCAATAGAGGACGGCACAGTTCCAGATGCGTTTTTCAATATGGCATTCCAAGAGTTGCCGCCAAAAACAAAACAGAGTGTTATAAAAGATATGTTTGCTATTGCAAAAGCACGCAATGACAGGGCTGATCAAATAGCAGAAGAAAAAGAACAAGACCAAGAAGATATATACCAAAGCGATTTTGCCTTCATCATCAACCAGGGTGATAAAAACCCAACAGAAGCAAAGGCAAAGTTTGAAAAGCTCAAGGGCGAACATTGGTTTGATGCAAAAACACTTAAAGAAGCAAAAGCAGTTTTAAACATCGAT